CAGTAGTCGCTGAGTGGCAAGCAAAGTCTACCAAGAAGACTCCTGCAAAGCCTAAAGTTGTTTCGTCATCTAGAACAAGTGCGTCGAAACCAAAACCCAAAGCAGCACCTAAAAAGAAAACATTTCTTGGTGTGACTGTTGAAGCAGTGGATGAGGATATACACGAAGATGGCGGAAGATAATAATTTGGCTACTGACGTAAAGATTATTCAAAATGACTTAACAGCATTGCAGAATATCTTAGATCGATTCGATACTACGATTAGTAAACTAACCGATGTCAGCAACACGTTGAATAAACTTATTGCTGTACAGGAATCTCGTATTGACACACAGGAAAAATCTATTGAGATCGTGCATAAGCGAATCAGCGACATGAAAGAAGAAATGCATCAAGAGATGAGTGGTCATTACGAAACCATCATCGAAGAACTCAAAGAGATGAAAGAGGCACAGAAAATACATGCTGAAGAAATGTCTACTCGTGTATCCAATCTAGAAAAATGGAGATACATAGTCATGGGAGCAGGTATGGTTGTTGGTTTCTTATTAGCTGAGTCTACTATATGGGATAAGTTATTCTAACGGTCTACATAGTAAGAATACTTGTTTGTCAAGTCCCTGTCAAGAGAAAAAAACATTTGACAGGGACTTTTTTATGGTGTATATTGGTATCTTGATTGGAGATGTATATGATTTGGATTGATACTAAGTACGCTAATTTGTTATCAGTAAAACTTGAGCGATATGTGGTCAAGAAGCATAGTCCGTTCTTGGCAAACTTCCGCTGCCCTATCTGTGGTGACAGTCACAAGAGCAAGACAAAGGCTCGTGGATATCTGCTATCGTCTAAGAATGGTCTGGCAATGAAGTGCCATAACTGTGGTGCGTCTATGGGGTTTGATAAATTTATCGAACACGTTGACTCTGCCTTATATAGTCAATACAGACTAGAAAAATTTTCAGGAAAAGCAAATAAAAAAGTAGCGAAACAAAAGTTTGATTTCTCACCTAAGAATAGAATAAACGAAAAGAAAACCTTACTGGATATTATAAAACCAGTATCAGATTTAGAAGAAAAACACCCAGCAGTTCGCTACTGCAAAAGTAGAAAACTCCCAGATTATAAATTATCATACGTCTACTATATAGATGATGTCTCAAAAATTGCTTCGGTTCTACCAGAGTACAGAGATAAAATCAAGACACACGAGTCAAGACTTGTTCTGCCTTTCTATGATAGGGAACAAAACTTAATTGGCGTTACTATGAGGGCGCTGGACAATAACAAACTTCGTTATTTGACCGTTCGTGTCGATGATGAAAAACCAATGATATATGGATACGATCAGGTAAACCTATCTGAGCGTGTCATCTGTGTTGAGGGACCGATTGACAGTCTGTTTCTTGACAATGCTGTGGCTGTTGGTGGTAGCGATATGAAGAAAGCAATGGAGTTGTTACCAGATGACACCATCTATGTTTTCGACAATCAGCCACGCAACAAACAGATTTGTAATCTGATGGCAAAAACTATTGATATGGGTAAGTCAGTTTGTATTTTTCAAAATACGATACTTGCAAAAGACATAAATGATATGGCGAGAATGGGTTACAAAGTCAATGATATTATTCGTAATAACACATTCAGAGGACTTGAAGCAAAAGCACAATTATCACTGTGGAGAAAATGTTGAAATACTATGAACCAAAAACAAGACTGATTTCTATCACCAAACCAGTCACAGATGAGTTGAGAACACCAGAGGAACTTATCGCATACACAGCACGAGTTTCTAATCCTGGTAATCAGATTAATAATGAGACAGCCAGTAAGTTGCTTTCGTATTGCATTCGAAATGCACACTGGTCAATCTTCGAGATGGTCGATGCTACGATTGAGATTGAATGCCCACGAGATATCGGGCGACAGATTTTGCGGCATCGTACATTTACGTTTCAAGAGTTTAGTCAGCGATATGCTGAAGCACAAGATTATACATGGAGAGAACCAAGACTACAAGATAAGAAGAATAGGCAGAATAGTATCAGTGGTGTAGATCATGACACACAACGTCTATGGCAAGATATTCAGACCGATGTTCTGATTCTCGCTAAGAAACATTATAAGTGGGCGCTTGATAACGGTATTGCTAAAGAAGTTGCCCGTACTATTCTCCCAGAAGGACTCACAATGTCACGGATGTATATGAAAGGTTCATTACGTTCGTGGATTCATTATTGTGATTTACGTTCCGGTAATGGAACACAGAAAGAACATATGTTAATCGCACAAAGTTGCTGGAATCTCATTGCCAATGAGTTTCCCTCGGTTGTCCAAGCAGTAAAGGAATAAAAAAAATGGCAAATCTATCTAATCAGTTACCTACAGAATACCAGCAGTTCATTCACCTCTCACGATATTCTCGCTTCATGTGGGAAGAAGGTCGTCGAGAAACTTGGGGCGAAACCGTTGGTCGATATTTCGATTTCTTCAAAGAAGATTTGATGGAAAAACATAATTTTGATATGCCAGATGATGCACGGCGTGAATTAGAAGAAGCAGTATTGGATCTAAAAGTCATGCCGTCTATGCGCTGCTTGATGACTGCTGGTCCAGCATTGAAGAAAGAAAACATCGCTGGTTATAACTGTTCTTATCTTGCTATTGACCGTGTACAGGCATTTGATGAGTTGTTATATATTCTCATGAATGGTACAGGTGTTGGATTCTCAGTTGAGCGTCAATTCGTTTCTAGGTTGCCTGTCGTTGCTGAAGATTTCAACACAACAGAAACGACAATCACTGTTGCTGACTCTAAGATTGGTTGGGCAAAGGCTCTCAAAGAACTCCTAGCACTTCTATGGCAAGGTCAAGTACCAATGTGGGATACTTCTAAAGTTCGCCCTGCTGGCGCACCACTCAAGACATTTGGTGGTCGTGCTTCTGGTCCAGGTCCGCTCGTTGATCTATTTCAGTTTGCTGTAAAAATCTTTAAGGGTGCTGCTGGTCGTCGTCTGTCTTCGTTAGAATGTCATGACCTAGTGTGTAAGATTGCTGAGATTGTTGTCGTTGGTGGTGTTCGCCGGTCTGCTCTGATTTCACTATCAAACCTATCTGATGACCGTATGCGTGATGCTAAAGCAGGTCAGTGGTGGGAGCAGAATGTCCAACGTGCCTTATCAAACAACTCAGCCTGTTATACTGAACGCCCAGACATTGGTATCTTTATGGATGAGTGGAAGTCTTTGTATGATTCAAAGTCTGGTGAGCGTGGTCTATTCAATCGTGCATCTGCCAAAAAGCAGGTGGAGAAGACAGGTCGCCGTGAAGTAGACCATGAGTTTGGCACCAACCCATGCTCAGAGATTATCTTGCGTGATCGTGAATTCTGTAACCTATCAGAAGTCGTCATCCGTGCTACTGACAGTGTTGCGACACTGAAAGAGAAGGTTCGTCTTGCCACTATCCTTGGTACATTCCAATCCATCCTCACAAGTTTCAAGTATCTCTCAAAGAAGTGGAATGAGAATTGTTCTGAAGAACGGTTGCTTGGTGTATCATTGACAGGCATTATGGATAACGATTTGACCAACGGTCGTCGTGGTATGGAAGAAACTGCTAAGATTTTGGAGGAATTGAAAAGTGTTGCAGTTGAAACGAATAAAGAATGGGCTGCTAAAATTGGCATCCCTCAGAGTGCTTCAGTCACTTGCGTTAAGCCTAGCGGAACTGTTAGTCAGCTTGTTGATGCTGCCTCTGGCATTCATGCTAGACATAATCCGTATTATGTACGGACGGTTAGAGGCGATAAGAAAGATCCTCTCGCAATCATGATGGCAGATATGGGTTTCCCATGTGAGGATGATGTTATGAAACCAGACCATACACTTGTGTTCTCGTTTCCTATGAAGTCACCAGACCAAGCGGTGTTTCGTACAGACATGACTGCTATTGAGCAGTTGGAGTTATGGAAAGTATATCAGGACGCTTGGTGTGAACACAAACCATCTGTTACCATTTCAGTCAAAGAAGAAGAATGGATGGATGTTGGTGCGTGGTGTTATAAATACTTCGATTATATGAGTGGTGTATCGTTCTTACCGTTCAGTGACCATACATATAGACAGGCACCGTATCAAGATTGTTCTGAAGAAGAATATAAAGATTTGCTTGACAGTATGCCAAAAAATGTTGATTGGTCTTCACTAACCAACTATGAGTCAACAGATTTGACTCTTGGTGCTCAGGAAATGGCTTGTGCCGCTGGTGGTTGTGAGATCGTTTAATGGCTTCACCTTGTCAAGCTATATGCGTAATGTCAGATTGCGGAGCACACTGTGTAGGGTGCTACCGCACTCTGGATGAGATTTCCCGTTGGATGACATATACGCAAGAAGAAAAAAAGAATGTTGTCGCTAATATTAAATCAAGACGTAAATTCTTTTTAGGAGGAATAAACAATGGCGGCTGAAACACATACATGCATCGAATGTGGTGCTGAGTTTGATATCATACATAATGAGAAAGCAACCGTTGATTTCTGCCCATTCTGTGGTGAAGAACTGATGACTGAGGAAGAACTAGACGAATGGCGTGAAGAAATGTGGGATGAGGACGAAGAAGAATAAATGTACGAGAACCCTTGGATTTACAAGGGCGAGATTTTTGATGAAAATTTAGTTGACAAATACCATGGATTCGTTTATAGTATTACTTGCCCTGATGGTAGAATGTATATAGGTAGAAAGGCGTTTTGGTTCATGCGTAAATTGCGTGGAGCCAAACGCCGTTCTAAAATCGAAAGCGATTGGCGTAAGTATTATGGGTCCAGCGAGATCGTCAAGGAGATGGTAAAAGAACTTGGTGGTGATAACTTCAAGCGTGAGATAATCTCTCTACATATTACTAAGGGCGAAATGAATTACACAGAGGTCAAGGAGCAGTTTCAGAGAAACGTCCTTGAATCTGAGCAATATATAAATGATAACATCAATGGTAAATATTTTAAATCGAGGGTGAGTAAATGGACGGAAGTGATAACGTAATTGACTTTTCTTATGAGTGGGTCAAGAGAAATCTTGATGAGATTGAAGAGTATATTAATGACGGTGGTGAAAAGGTTGTTATAGGTTTTTATGAGGGTATGAAGGTGAGACTCACCTATGGCGAATAATGTAATTGATTTTGTCAAAGCCAAAGAGCGTAAAGAGGCAATGGAATGGATTGATAAAATGTTTGAAGAGATGGACCAGCAAGAAGAGTGGGATCGTCTGCTAACTAGTAAAGACCTGTATGATTATACGCAAAATGATGATGATAGGAAGTAATAATGTATTCTGATTTTGTACATCGTAATGAATTATTTGATTTGCTTGAAAATCGTGGCGACTATAATAAGGATAATATGGACCAACTAGAGAAGATCGCTAGTAATCCAGATATCC